TGAGATACCACTAGGTTCATCAGCAAAAGAAGTTCGTGACGATATACCAGCGCAACTAAGCGAAGGTGAGATGGTTATACCTGCTGATGTAGTCAGGTTCTTTGGTGTAAAGTTTTTTGAAGATATACGTCAAGCAGCCAAGATAGGCTACTCTAAGATGGACGAAGATGGACGTATTGGTGGTGAACCTATAATGGAAGATGAGTCTGGTTTAGGCTTAGAGATGGCTGACTTAGAAGTAATGGATGATGAAGAGCCTGTTGAAATGCGTAGAGGTGGTATGTCTATGAAAGACTACCAAACATCTGCTGCTAAGAAGTCTTTTTCCCAAGCAGCAAAACGCAATCCAGGTCGTACTGGTAGAAAAACACATGAACAGATAATGGCTCAGTTTAGAGATGATGATAATAGCTCAAGCTCCTCTAGTTCTAAGCCTACTGACTTTGCTCAAGGTATTCGTGATAGAGTTCAAGCCAGAAAAGGTCAACCAAAAACAAGAGCAGAGGCATTACTCAAGTCACTGCAGGATTATTTTAAAAGTAATGAAGAACGTAAAAACCGAAGAGTAAAGCTATATGAAAAACCTCCTACATCTGATGATGCTCCAATATCTTTAGCTGAACAGATAAACTTTGGAGGAGACTTTTCAGGTAACAAGAAAACTAAAAAAGAAGCTCCTAGAAAAGAAGCAGGTAAAGTAGAAGAAGCCTACACAGTTAAAGATCTACGAGAAGGTCAAGACCCTTTTCTTACTAGATTGTTTACCAACTTAGGTTTTGATGAAGGTGGTATGGCAGCACAGGAACTTTCATTACCAACACCCGTATATGATGATCCAGACGTAGTACAAGAAGGTACAACTGGAGGTTTTGGCGAAGAGATAGGATTAGACCAAGGTGTATTCGGTGGTGAGATGGAAGCTCGTGAATACCAAAACGCTGCAGGGCATAAAATAATTATTATGTTCTTAGATGGTGAGCCTATGCAAGAAATACCTGTTGGCTACTATCCTGTAGGTAGTGAACCTGTAACTATAGATCCTGGTGAGCAAACAGGTGGAGGCGGTGGTAGTGATGACGATGATGGTGGTCCAGATATGCCAGAACCTTTTAACTATAAAGAACTTACTATAGATGAACTAAGCACAGAAGTTAAAAACTTAAAAGCACCACCTCCTTTTGGTCTTGGTTTACTTGGTACTGTACTTTCTGTTGCACAAAAAAGACATAACAAGAAAACAGTAGAAGAAATAAATAGAAGACTAGAAGCAACAGATTTGCCAATATATGAAAGAGAGTACTTAGAGAACCTAAAAGAAGTAGCAGAAGGACCACAACAAAAAGGAGTGGTTGGTAAGCTTATTGATGACATAACAGGAAAAGAAGTAGAAGATCCTGACTTACCTACTTTAGATGGTCCTACATATGACATGTTTCCTGATCAGTTTTATATGACAGAAGCTTACACACCTGAGACAAAAACTTCAGACACACCAACAGCAGGTTTAAGCCCAGAGATAATGGAGCAGGTAGAGAAAATAGGTGCAGAAGCTGCTGCAAAAGCTTTTAGTGGTTACAAAGCCCCAGGCACAGAAAAAGATGACGATGACGACAAGGGGCCAACGTTTGTATCAACTCCTGCTACTACACAAGTTGCACTTGATAATCAAAGCGCAGCAGATAAAGCTATGGGTAGACCAACAAGCAGTAGCAATGATGATGATGATAAAAACTCTATCTTCAATAAACCGACTACTACTACTACGCCATCATATACAAAACCATCTGAAGACCCATATGCTGAACCAGGAAGACCTACCTCTGGTGGTGGCGGTAGACGCACCTATGGTGGTGGCGGTAAAAACCAAGGCGGTTTGATGAAAAGCAAAAAGAAGAAAGCTACTAAAAATAAAAAATAAATCCAAATAACTATAAGGCCACTCGGCTTCGGCTGACCCCAACATAAGGAGAAAACAAATGGCTACAAGCGAAACAGCGAAACCACATCCTATGGTAAAACCTCCAATCCCTAAAGTAATGATAGGAAGAGGGGGTTACCTAAGTAATGAAGAACGTATCAAGAAGGAAGAAGCTGAACTAGAAGAAATGCGAAAAGAAGCTAGGGCAGCAGCAGGTATTACAGATGAAGAAGGTTCTGAAGATCAACCCAGTAGCGAAGAGTCTGAAGCTAAACCAGTTCAGGCAGAAAGTAATACCAAACAAGAAGAAAAACCAGAAGCCAAAGCACAAGAAGATGACAGTGAGTTAAGTGCTGAAGAGAAAAACTTCAAGAAACGTTATGGTGATCTACGTAGGCACACTCAGAAAAAAGAAGAAGAGTTTTCTGCTAAGATAGAAGCACTACAAGCACAACTAGATAAAGCAGCAAATAACGAACTTGTACTACCTAAGTCTGAAAAAGAGCTAGATGCTTGGTCTAAGCAGTACCCTGATATAGCAGGTATCGTTGAAGCTATTGCTGACAAGAAGTCTAAATCTACAGCTAAAGATCTTGAAGCACGTATGGCTGAGTTTGAAGAACTACGTATTACAGCTAAACGTGAAAAAGCTGAAGCTGAACTAGCATCTATGCATCCTGACTTTGATGAGATACGTTCTGATGATTCTTTTCATAACTGGGCAGAAGAACAGCCTAAGTGGGTACAAGATGCTTTGTACGAAAACTTAGATGATGCAAAGTCTGTAGCACGTGTAATTGATCTTTATAAAACAGACAAAGGCATAACTACTAAAGTTAAAAAGAATAACTCTTCAGATAAAGCAGCAGCAGCTTCTGTAAAGACAAAAGGCAGTAGTATACCTGACACAGATGATGCTTCTAAGTACATACGTGAATCAGAAGTAGAAGCAATGCATATTAAAGAATACGAAAGAAGACAAGAAGAAATCCTAGACGCACAGCGTAATGGAAGATTTATTTATGATATTTCAAGAAAATAGTTGACAAACTGTTTATCATAGATAAAACTATAGCATATACACAACAATTAAAGTGTGTATGCTTAATCAAGCACTAGCCACACAAAAGAACTACCTCTAAGTATAGGCCCAGAGCAAAGAGAAAGCGCATTCTCAAAGCATAGCTGACTACCCTAAAACAAAGAGCCTCTTCATGGTGGATATGTAGTGTACTAAACCCACGCCATATCTATAAGGAGATTTAACTATGGCTATTACATCAGCGAGTGGGGGCTTTGCAAATAACTTTAGCCCTATTATGTACTCAAAACAGGCACAGATTGCTTTAAGAAAAGCTTCTGTTGTCAGCGCAATTACCAACAACTCATACTTTGGTGACATTGCAAACCAAGGGGATGTTGTACGCATCCAGAAAGAACCAGATGTAACTGTAAACGCTTTAGAGCGTCACACAGGTATAACTGTTCAAAAGTTAGCCGACACTGACTTCTCGTTAACCATCGACAAAGCTAACTACTTTGCTTTCAAAATGGATGACATTGAAGAGCAGTTCTCACACATCGACTTCGTTAGCCTAGCTGCAGACAGAGCAGCATACAAAATGGCTGACTCTATTGATGCTGACGTTTTACTGTACATGACAGGTACTGCAGCGAGTGGTCAATACTCAACTGCTGTTTCTGGTACTGCACAGCACCCAACAGCAGGTGAGATCAACGGTGAGTTCTTGAAAGTGAACCAGTTGGACATGTCTGACATGACTAACATCACAACTTCAGCTTCATCATCTACTACTGGTGACTCTATCCCAGTAGCACCTAGACTACCAGGCGCTACTGCAAAAGCAACTACAACAGCTTCACCATTGCAAGTTATTGCAAGAATGGCTCGTCAGTTGGACACAGGAAACGTTGACTCACGTGGACGTTACTTGGTTGTTGACCCAATCTTTGTTGAGATGTTGAAAGATGAAGATTCACGTCTTTTCAACTCAGACTTTGGTGGAAACGGTCAGCTAATGAACGGCTTGGTTGCGGATAACATCCACGGCATGAAGCTGTATGTTTCAAACAACCTACCTTCAGACGGTACTGGAGCAGGAACTTCTGGCGTAACTGCACAAGATGACAACTTCGGTATCATCCTAGCAGGTCAAGAAGAAGCTGTAGCATCTGCAGAGCAGATCAACAAAGTTGAAAACTACAGAGATCCTGACTCATTTGCAGACATTGTACGTGGTATGCACCTTTACGGACGTAAAATCTTACGCCCACAAGCATTGGTCACAGCACGTTATAACGCTGCTTAATTAAGATAACCTTAGAGGCTGGCTACATGCTGGCCTCTTTGTATGTTTAACAAAAGGACATCTCCAAATGGGAATTACAACGGCAATGTGTAACAGCTTCAAGCAAGAGCTACTTGGGGGTGTTCACGATTTAGATACACACACATTAAAAATAGCTCTAATTAAAGCTTCACCTTCTGGTACATATGGTGCAGC